TGTTTGCTTATCCCTAACTTGCCCTGTTTGCTTATCCCTAACTTCATTCAGCTTCTCGGTCAGCACGCCACTGACTATACTGGCATCCAGCACCAACTCGCCATCATCGTCAAAGGCTTTAGTGGTGATTCCTTTACCATTAACCTTAAACGTGGCTTCAAAGGGAATCTTGCCGTTAGGTAAGTTATGCCTGAAGCTAACACGGGTATTCTCTGGGACTATCTCAAATTTCATACCAGCAGGCTTGACCCCTGTTAATTCAATAGTGCTTATCTCACCAGTCTTTTTATTACGGATGGTGATTTTCTGTCCAACAAGCGTTAGTTCATAAGGTGCTTTGACTAGCCTGATACCATCCCACGTTAGGTCAATATCCTTCCATTGCTCCATAGAGTCAGCATAGTTTTCTTTGTAGTGGACAGCGCCAATGTGAGCTACTAACTGACGCCTACGCCCACCCAAGTCAAAGGTCTTGGAGTTTTCTTGACGGAGATTAACTAACTCAATCATTGCTTATTCCCTACGAAATCGTTACATATAAATCGCCAGCACTTATTTTGAAAGTATCACCACTAGCCACTGTTTTAGGAGTATCTAAGGCAGAATACATTAATACATTCCCTGCCGAATCAGCATCCATTAAAGCTACATAAGTAACCGCTCCCCAATCTCCTGTAGCTGTGGTGAATGTAATGTCCGATGCATTGGCTGAAACTCCACCACTTGAAGCAGATAACCCCGCTAGTTCCCTGGCATAACTCCCGCCACTTACTTCACCCGTAAGAGTTCCAGCTTCCAATCCTACCAATGAGGCCGAGTCCGTGAATAGAGCTACATATGCAGCCGCCTCTCCCGTGATAGCCGTATTACGCATGAAATTGACAATTCTGTCCTCCATATATGCCGATAATTCTGCCATTGTTAAACCTCCTGATATATTTCTTTAACATCTATTTCCAAATGATGGTATGCCTCTGATGGATTGGTTATACCTGTAATCTCAAAGTAGACATCACCCCACTTAATTCTGTTCAGGGGAGTAACCGTCATATTATCACAGTAGATTTTATGAGTGGTAGTATTAGTATTCTTATCCTGCATCATACGTTCCTGAGAAGTTAGCGGACTTACTCTAGCCCTAAACGAACCTACATCAGCCCATATCTGCGTGACACCACCCTGCCCGTCATCTGTTTCAGTTAGACTCTGGAGAGTTAGTGTATTGTTGAAAAGCCCTGGACTTATCCCCATTAGAATCTCATCCTCTTATAACTTCTAATGCTATCAAGTACACTTTCAACCATACTCTTACCCAGTGAAGTACCTGCTATCGTATAAGAATAATCCCCTATCCTTTCAGTCTGCAATCCCTGTTTACTTCTGTTCTGGTAAAGAGCCACACTTAAATCTATACACGCCTGTCTTATGTCTGAAGGATATTGATAGATGTAAATAGTCTTGGCTGTGTCGTGAGTTGCCGCCGTAGTGCCATTTACCCCACGTTCTACTGTTAAAGTTGTAGACGATATAGAGTAAATATACATCTGCTCGGATTCTACTAGAATAGTGTTCCCTGCACTTAAATTGGTGGCACTGGTAACATCTACCCCTGTCTCTGAAGCGTCTAACGCCTCGTTAGTTGTGGTGTCACTGATATAGGGTGTAGCGGATATCCCATCCCCATAACCCCATAGTCCGGCGATTTGTACACCTAATTGAACACCGGAAGCAAAACTTGAATAATCACCATTAGGATTTATCTTAATCGTTACCTTGGGGAATTTATTATAAGCATCCTCTAACCCACCACCATATAAATAATAATCAGTTACAGCTAGGGTGTTTTCATAAGTTCCGTCTGCATCTTCGTCTGTCTTTAAAGTAGTGATTGAAAGTAAATCAGGAATGTCTAATTCTACAGCACCTTCAAGTAATTTAGTTGCCGTGTATGCTTGGAATTTACGGTTACAATATCTCTCAATAGCAGACGTTGACGCTTCGCAGATTTTACGCATAATTGTATCGTCAGTAGTAGAAGTAATCCCTAATGAGTTTTTAACATCTTGGATAGTACAATAACTACAAAGTGCCATTATTTATATATCCTCCCGCAAATCGGGCAACTTCTTTTCCCTTCAGAGTTTATATCTAAATTCCAATAGCAGTCAGGGCAAATATTATAAGACAAATCCTCATCTTCTGAAAGATTTTCTTCACGTTCTTTGTTCTGGTCTATGATATTCTTTAATTGTTCAAAGCTCATATTAAGCCGCCGCTATTACTTTAGAGTATTGAGATAACATCTTGTAGACAATAAACCATCTAATAGCACCTGTATTAGCTGCGCTAAATGTTGCCTGAAGATTCCCAGGAGTAAGTAACCAAGGAAGCATTAAAGCAGGTATAATAACCGAGCCAGCAGTAACAGGAGTGAATACACCTAATGCTGTATTGTCAATATAATAAGTCGTGCCTACAGCATCGGTATCAATTCTAACCGCCGTTGATAAAGGAATATCAGCCGCAGGGTCAGTACAGGCGTGTTGAATCGTACAGGTTGAAGCATTATTACCTATGATGGTAGAAACAACCCCATAAAAATGAGTAACTAGAATCGGCGCACCTGATATAGTAAATAAATTATCATCACCGTTAGGGACTGTGCCGTCTGTCTTTTCTAGTGTCTGTTCAAAACCCTTAGCGTACATTACTGTCATGATATCCTCCAATAAAAAGGGGTAGCATTAAGCTACCCCAAATGTCGTAACTGTTGCGACTTTATTCCCCTATTTTAAATTTATCGCATAACGTATAATGCACCATTTCTAGGCGGTTTTCTTTATCAAGTTGCTCTAAAAGTTTCTTGATTTTCTTGGTTAACCCTTCAGAGATTTCAATGTCTTTTACCTGTGGGATTTCATTCCCTTCCTCATCTTGGGTTTTCCAAGTAATCTGTTTACCATCTTCGCCTAATTTGATTTGTAATTTCTCTTCCTCTTCGGGTGTGAATAAATCCTCAACAAGTTTACGGGCTTCCTTCATGTGACCGAAATTCCAACCCTGAATTTGAGGTACGATGTTCCTGATTAACAAGCGTTCAAATACTGTTAGTTCCATAAACCATCCTTATATTTTTTATTGTAGGGGCAGGCTTTAACATGCCCTTTACACGAGGTGTTACCCTCAATACCCCTACAATTTAATTATAACACATTTAGAAAAGTTAGAGTTTCTTTAATGATTTACCTTTAGAATCTTTAACTTCTTTTACGTCTACCTTCCCGCCTTTAATAAACGGGGATTTGATAGATATCTTCCCTTGAGTACCTTGAATTAGTTTCCCCAAGAAGTTATCGTCTTTTTCGTCTAGCGTTACCACGCCTTTTTCTATTTTCATGTTTCCCCCTAAATGGGGGGGCTTTAACCCCCCCCCCCCGAAAAAACCTTTGAAGTTTAGCTTGAAGTCCAATCTGCATCAAAGTAAACGGGTATATAACCTTTTTGCCCAGCTATATCAACAATCATAGCGGCGAATGTAGTAGCATTGGCAGTTACTAAGTTGGCCGTAGAAGCTACAAAACCGTTACCCATTGTGTTAGAAGCGTAAACTACATCATACCCAACACTATCTACTGTTTCACAATAAATAGCTGCAAGCAAACCTGTAGTTGTTGAGCCTGTAACGAAGTTGTTGGAAAGTTTTAAGCCGCAAACAACACCACAAGCCTTAACTTCAGCAGTTGCGCCCATAGCAACCCAAGATTCAAGCCCGCAAACAAAAGTCCATTTTCCGGCATCCGTGCCAATAACAGGAGCAGTACCGGCCCCAGTGTAGCCAGATTCATCATTAAGATAAATCCAGCCGCCAGCACCGGATACGTTCATGTTATCTTCGGTGGCTATCAGGTTAAACCCACCATAGAACGCCCCTTCAAGCGCAGTCGCCGACCATCCAGTAGCCCAATCAAGGGACTGCATAAAGGTATTACAAGATGATTCAATCCTCTTTATAGGGTCAACTTTACCATCATTAGCGGCAACTACCATAGCACGAATTTTTGAATTACCCAGATGAATACCCCGTGTATCAGGTGCAGATGTTGATTCAGCCCATGCCCCAAGTTCAATAAGAGAATCACAATCAACTAATAATCCACCTGTCTGAATTTGGGTATTGAATGTTAGAAGTCCGGCAGAATGAGTTATAGTGGCATTACCGGCGTTGAAGTTTAAGACTGCGCCAGAAGTCAAGAAGATGTCGTCTCCTGCATACATATCACCACCAAAGCCGATACCACCCGTTACGATTAAAGCACCTGTAGATGTTGAAGAAGTCGCTGTAGCATTAGTTATCACGACTGGTGAATCAGTAGTTATATCTACTCCAACCATCGCCATTTGAGAATCACCAACATTGAAGTCTACATAGTTTGAAGTTGAGCTAAGGAATATCTTAACGTCTATATCCTTAGTGCCATTACCGAATTGTATTGCGCCTGTGTCGTCTGATACGGGCAGAATCGCTAGAATATTAGTTGACCCTAACCACGTCATAGTAACGTCTGTAGAAGCACCAAACTCTAGAGAGCAATCATCGCCAAGTGCTAAGTCTTCTGTAGCAATAGACAAGTCGCCAGTTACGGTTACGTCAACACCATAGAAAGCCGCCGTAGCCGCACCACAATCAAGCTTAAAGTAGTTATTAGCAGAACCTAAATAGACAAGAAAGTCAACATCTTGTCCAGTACCACCAACCGTAACCTGTGAAGTCCCAATAGTAAAAACATCACCTGTAGCGGTTCTGCCTACAGCCTTCTCATAAAAGACTAAAGAACCGCTGGAAAAACCCGAGTTAATTCCGTATACGCCTACACCTTTTGTACTCATTTAATCCCTCCTAAAGGGTCATGCTTATTCCAAGATTTTATTTCATAAGGTTCAAGTATAGCTTTATTATGAGGCGGGGCTTTAAACCCTTTACCCCGCCTCTTGTTTCTTTTAGGAATTGTCACTTTAGGTCAATGCTGATGCGTTAGTTGCCTGCGGGTATTTCGGCCAACAAAGAGCCACAACAGATAGAGTTGCATCGCCACTAGCTGAGTCCGTGAAAGTAAGCCCAACATAGGGTTTACTGGCTGTAGTGCAATCCTGCGACTCAACGTCTACCAACAGAGTTAAAGTAGTATGAGATGTAGTAATTGCCAATCCATCGGTCGTTAGTGCTGTAGCTGTCCCAAGTGTATCCGTACCTGCGGCAGCAGTTAAACGATAGTAACCTGCTATTGCCGTTGAAGAAGTACCAGCCGTGGCTGCTGATTGAGTTAATGTCATGGTAAAGTTATCAGCAGCAACCGCATGTAAAGATACAATAAACTCTACCTTTTCATAGAGTTTCATGTTGATATGAGGGGTATAGAATGTAGATGTCTTTTGTGCATAAGCATAAAGAGGTACAACATGTATTTCCTGTGCAAGATTTTTCATTTATTTTTACTCCTTAGTTTATTTTAGGGGGTGGGATTGCCCCACCCCCATTACTTCAGTTAGGTACGGGTAGAATTGAGAACGATGAACGGACTCTGGTAGTTAGAGCCTTTGTAAGGCGTGATGTACGTCTTATCTTTAGGCTGCCCGTCTACTCTATATACCCATCTGAATACCGTCTCATCGTAGTCAAACTTAAGATGAATGGAAGAGGCACTCTGGATATCCCCCTTGTCAATCATCAAGTAGCGGGAAAGGTCAACCAACATGATATCACCAGCAGTGCCTAAAGTCTGGCAGAATTCGCAGGAGATAACAGGACGATTCTTTAACGTGCCATAGTTGGAAGCGGTTAAACCACCAGGAGGCATGTAAACAAGAGAACCACCAGCGCCAATAGCATACGCCATTTTGTTGAGTTCAGTCTCTATGTCCTGATTGATTAACCAAACGTAGTTAGATGCACGATTTGAAACACGG